CGCCGGCAAAGCAATCCTACATCTATTTCTTTTCGCAGATTTATCTATTGGACCAAGGACAACGATTCGGTCGGGGGATAACTGCTTTCCGTCAACGGTATTTCACTCAGAACTTTTACACGAAGAGATGGGACCTGCGGCCGGGCGGCGCAGAAGAGATGGAGCGGGTCATCTCGGATATCGTGTTGCCGATCAGGAAAGCCGATTTCCGAGATTTGGAAGAGCCGATGATTCGTATTCGGCCGGTTCAACTTCCCGATATCATCGTCAAGCAATATCGGGAATTCGAGGAGACGGCTATTCTTGAGGCTCCGGATGAGGAGATAATTGAAGCGAAGTCAGCCGGCATTTTGAACGGCAAGCTTCTTCAGCTCGCATCGGGGGCGGTCTACGACAATCAGCGCGGCGTTCATTTTTTCCATGAAAGTAAGTTTGAGGAATTAGAACAGCTTCTCGACGAAACCCAAGATGAGCCGGTTCTTTGCTCCTATTGGTTCAAACCTACCCTCGCTCGTTTGAAACAACGATTTCCCAAGGCGGCTGTTATGGACCCGCAAGGGAAGATGATCGAACAGTGGAATAGGCGGAAGTTCAAGTTGATGTTCATTCATCCTGCTTCAGCTTCACACGGGATCGAACTTCAGTTCGGCGGTCATCATCTCGCGGTATTCGATCTCTTCCATTCGGCCGAGCTATTCGAACAGTTGATCGGCCGGCTCGATAGAAGAGGCCAGGAGGAGACGGTTACGGTTCACCTTTTCGCCGCTCGGCGCACTGTGGATAACGTTGTGGCTAAGCGGCTTCAACATCTCGAAGATGCCCAACAGGCCATGTATCGTCGCTTACAGCGGCTCCATCGGAGACTGAAAAAATGAAAGACGCATGTTTCATCAAGCTCGACAACTATCGTCATATCAGCCTGCCGTCTTTATACCAGCAGCAGACACATTTGACGAAATACAGTCGATACGTCGATGAATGGGGACGGCGTGAGTTTTGGCCGGAAACCGTTTTCCGGTATTGCCATTTTCTGTTCAACCATATCTACCACAATTTCGGATACCTCATCCCTGAAGAGACTCAGATTGCGATCTATGAAGGAATTCTGTTCCTTCTCGTGATGCCGTCGATGCGAGCTATGATGACGGCAGGGCCGGCATTGGAGCGGGATAACGCTGCGGCGTACAACTGTGCTTATGCGCCGTGTGATCGAATTCAAACGCATGATGAGGCTTTCTATCTTACCATGTGTTCGGTCGGCGTCGGCTTCTCGGTCGAACGGCAATACACAAACCAAATGCCGTTTTTGCCGGATGCGTTGGGCGAAACCGACTATACTATCGTCGTTGAGGACGACAAGATCGGCTGGTGTGAGTCATTCCGCCAACTGATTATGATGCTCTACCAAGGCGTCATACCGTCATGGAATACGTCGAAAGTCCGGGGCAAGGGAACCCGGCTGATGACGTTCGGAGGACGGGCCTCGGGTCCGGAGCCGCTTGAGGATTTGTTTCAACATACCATCGACATCTTCAAGGCGTCGGTTGATGCTGATCTTCGTCGGCTGACGAGCTATGACAACCACGACCTGATGACGAAGGCAAGCGATGTTGCGAACAGTGGTGGTGTGCGTCGGGGAGCGGAGATCAGTCTATCGAACCCTTCCGACGAGCGTATGCGAGATGCTAAGTCAGGAGAGTGGTGGAATCGTAAGCCTCACTTTCGCCTTGCCAATAATTCAGCGGTTTGGACAGACATGCCTTCTGCGACTCAATTCGCGGAGGAATGGCTTGCACTTATTCGTTCTCAGGCCGGCGAGCGTGGGCAAATCAGTCGGCGAGCCCTGATCGAACAGGCGCGACGGTCGCGGCGGATCGACGTGGATAAATGGGGCGATCATTACGGGCTCAATCCGTGCGGTGAGATCATCTTGCGTCCTCGTCAGTTCTGCAATTTGACGACTAACATCATCCGCGCGAGCGACGGATTGAGAGAGCTGCTTTATAAGATCAAGCTTTCGACAATTCTCGGTACGCTGCAATCGACGCTGACGAATTTCCGTTACCTCCAAGATGACTGGCGGAAGAACTGTGAAGAGGAACGGCTGCTGGGCGTCAGCTTGAACGGCATCTTCGACAACAAATTCATGGCCGGGCTCGACTATGTTCGAAATGGTACTTTCACGTCGGACGATTTCGTTGTCGATGGCGTGAAGATTGAGCTGCCGAACGTTCTCGGGATGATGCGCGATCTCGCTGTCGAGACAAATGCAGATTGGGCGGATCGCATTGGTATCAATCGTTCGGCCGCGATCACGACGGTAAAGCCCGAGGGAAACAATTCGAACCTCGTTGATTGCAGTTCGGGGCTGCACGGCCGGCATACGAAGAATTTCTACATCAGGACGAACCGAGCGAACACCGTCGATCCTGTCGCGGCTTTCATGACGACGCGCGGCGTCTATACCGAGCCTTCAGTCGCGGCACCGGAAACCGAGCGCGTTATGTATTTCCCCATAACGGTGCCGGAAGGCGCGATTACCCGAGACGACTATTCAGCGATGGAGCATCTTCAGATATGGCTCCTCTATCAGCAGCACTATTGCGAACACAAGCCATCCGTCACGATCTCGGTGAAGGACCGCGAGTGGATGGAGGTAGGCGGCTGGGTTCACAAGAATTTCAATTGGGTTTCCGGTATCGCGTTTCTGCCTTATGATGGTGGGACATATCGACAAGCTCCTTACATCGTTTGCACGAAGGTCCAATTCGAGGAACTGAAGGCGAAAACACCTGAGACAATCGATTGGTCGGAGTTCAAGGAGGATGATGATTACACGGAGGCCGCGAAGGAATTCGCGTGCATGGGCGGGTTCTGCGAAGTTTAAGGAATCGGTAGAACGGCTCGTTCACTTCAGTTGCGGTGTTTGTAATATGTGGTGGAGCATCGGCGATGCTCCGCTAGACCGCCCTAATTGGTTCTGTCCTTGGTGCGGAGCCAGAAATGAACGTCCGTCTGACGACAAAAACTTACTTTCAACCGATCAATCGAGCGAGGCGAAAGATGAGCGATTATCGACGGGCTCCCGGTCATACCGATCAGCCGGGCAACGGAACGCCGCCTCCTGATCCTGTGACAGAATCCATACGGGCCGAACTTCTGGCTCGGCAACGTGTAGGATGGCGGAAGTATGGTGTCGGACTCGGTCGGGGAGATTTCTCGACGAAAGATTGGCTGCACCATCTCTATGAAGAGCTGTTGGATGCCGCTCAATACAGCAAGCGTCTCATCCTGACGCTTGAAGGCCAGTTGATGATTACGCCGACGATGGCGCGATGGCGGCACTTAAAGCGGCAATCAACCTACGTCGAGATCGGCCGGGGAGAACTTCAGGCCAGCACGCATCAGCCGCAGGAAGGCGATATCCTCGTGGCTTATCGAGACGAGGCTGACGGGAAAATTTGGTTTCGGTATGCTCCGGAGTTCGATGACGGCAGGTACGAGAAATTGCCGCCGACGATCACACCGAAGGAAGAGCTATCGCGGGCGCAGGAGATCGAAAGCATTCAGCGGCAAATGGCCGAAATGGATTCCCGTCTTCGATTTCTTGTTCTCGGCGATCCTCGCGAACGTGTAACAGTTCCGACAGAGTAAGCAAACCATGAAAAGAACACGTTCGCCGTCGCCTCCGGAGAGTGGCGACGGCAGAGGAAGAACTTACTCGGCTGCGGATAGAGCTGCGATCTTTCACGGATGCAGTGTGACGACTTTAGCTGAAATTTTCGGCATGAAGCGTCAGAACGTGGAAAGAAGATTGGTGAGCTGTCCGACATCCGGTGTGAATAACAAAGGAACGCCTCTCTATCAGATAAAGGATGCAGCTCAGTATCTCGTGCGGGTCAAGTTGACCGAGAAGCAAATTGAAACGGCACTTCAACAGATGGACCCGCGTGACTTTCCGGCCATGACCAATAAAATGTTTTGGGAGGGCCTAGCTCAACGTCGGAAGTACGAAGAATTAGTCGGCGAGTTGTGGCATACATCAGATATCGAGTCTGTCGCTTCGTCGGCTTTCAATTCAGTGCGAATGAACTTGCTCTTGCTTCCTGACGAGCTTGCGGATAAAGCTGGCTTGAACGAACAGCAGAGAGCAATCGTTCAAGGTACGCTTGATGCAACGCTTGAAAGCCTTGGCAATGCCATTGTCGAAGAACTACGAAAACCGAGTCGATCAGGACCCGAACCTTCTGCCGAGGAAGGGGAAATATAAGAGCGTCGCTGAAATTTTCGTGTCGGTAGCGAGGGAGGCGTTTCGTAAGCCGGGACGTATGAGCGTAACCGAATGCGCCAAGAAGTTCGTAGTTATTCGACGGCCCGGTGCGCGATCCGGCAATTGGGATGAATCGCAGGCTCCCTACATGGTCGAGCCGCAAAACTTGCTTTCGAGCCGAGAGCTGGCCGCGATCATCTTCTGCGGGCCGGCTCAGTCGGGTAAGACCGAAGGCTTAATCATCAATTGGATTGCCTATTCCGTCATGCAAGAACCGATGGACATGACGGTGTTCAATCCGACGCAGCAGAACGCACGAGACTTCGCAGTTCGCCGCGTGGATAGGTTGAACGCGAACAGCCCCCATATCCGATCACGGCTTATCCGGAGCCGGGCTTATGACAACAAAGGTTCGAAGCAGTATCAATCCGGAATGATCTTGAGCTTGTCATGGCCGACTGTCAGCGAAATGGCCGGCAAGCCGGTTCCGCATATCGCGTTGACCGATTATGACCGGATGGACGATTCGGTGAGCGATGAAGGCTCGCCGTTCGACCTCGCGTTCATGCGAACCACGACGTTCAAATCCTTTGCCCTCACAGTCGCCGAGTCGAGCCCGTCTAGGCCCATTGAGGACATGAGATGGGTTCCGGGTAGCCGGCACGAAGCACCCCCCTGTAAGGGCATCCTGGCGCTCTACAATCGAGGCGATAGGCGGCGGCTCTACTGGCCTTGCCCGTATTGCACGGAATACTTCGAAGGCACATGGGGAAATTTGAAATGGGACGCGCGGGACAATGCTCTCGACGCGGCCGATACAGTGCGGATGATTTGCCCACATTGCGACGAAGAGATTTGGCCGTTTCAACGCCAGTGGATGCTTGAAGAGTCTGTTTGGCTGAAAGACGGTCAGAGCGTCGATGAGAAAGGTAAGATCGTAGGTAAGTCCTCGCGTAGCCGTATTGCGTCTTTCTGGCTTCAGGGCGTTGCTGCCGGTTTCAAAACTTGGTCGCAGCTCGTGATTGAGTATCTGAATGCCAGCCAGGAGTTCGAACGCACGGGGAGCGAGACAGCTCTTCAGACCTTCTTTAACACCAGCCTTGCTCAGCCCTACGTCCCGAAGAAGCTTGAACTGGAAAGATTGCCTGAAGTCCTGATGGACCGGGCCGAACCATTCGAAGAGCTTCAGGTTCATTCCGGAGTTCGGTTTCTTGTTGCGTGCGTCGATGTTCAACGTTCTCGGTTCGTTGTTCAGGTTCATGGGATCGGGCCGGGTTCGCCATACGATATTACGATTGTCGATAGGTGGAGCATCACCAAGTCGAAACGGCTTGAATATGAGGATCAATACGACCGAGTTCGTCCTGGCACTTATGTCGAAGATTGGGAAATTCTGATCGAAGACGTGATGAGCAAAACCTATCCGTTGGACGACGGGTCCGGTCGGCGAATGTCGATCAAAATGACGATTGGAGATTCAGGAGGCGAGGACGGTGTTACGACTAATGCCTATGAGTTTTACCGCATTCTTCGTCGGAAAGGTTTGGCCTCTCGCTTTCATCTCGTGAAAGGTCATCCTTTGATGACGGCTCCTCGAACTTACATCGATTTTCCAGATAGCAAGCAGAAAAGTAAGTTTGCAGCCGCACGAGGCGATGTCCCGGTTCTGTTTTTGAACTCGAATGTTTTGAAGGATGCTCTGAATCATAGACTCGACAGTTTGACGCCGGGAAAAGGGATGATCCGTTTTCCGGATTGGCTTCCAACGTGGTTCTATAAGGAGCTTTGCGTCGAACATCGGGACGAGCGCGGACGTTGGGAAGGGACCCGAGGAGTCAGAAATGAATCCTGGGATTTGTTGTATTATTGCATAGGCGCTTGTGCCTCATCATTGCTTCGCGTCGAATCGATCAACTGGATGAATCCTCCGGTGTGGGCGGACGATTGGTCGAGAAATCCGTTAATCATTCAAGCGAAGGATGTTGACAAGTCTGTAGAGGCATTGACTCCAAGGGTTGAAAAGCGTATTGACTTCTCTGAACTCGGGAAAGATTTAGCATAGGAGTCGGTAGTGGCAAAATCAGCACCGAAAAAGCCTGCCAAGGGACAGAAGCCGATTTTCCGGAAAGGGAAGAAGCCTATTTTCCCGAAGAAGAGTTGACGTAATGGCGGATTGCGCGGCGATCAAAACCCGTCTTGATGCGGCTCAAGCAGCTCTTGACGCCCTTCAACGTGGAGCCGCTATCAGAGAAGTTCAGGACGCGGACGGCTCCCGCGTCATGTACACGCCAGCCAGCCTTCCGGCTCTCATCTCACGGGTTGCGGTTCTTCAGGCACAATACGATGCCTGTATCGCAGGCACCGCTACTGTCGTTACCCGTCCTGTGAATTTCTTTTTCTAATGCCCAAACGCAAGAGCGTCATAACTCAACAGATGTTGCCGGCTTTGAGCGGTAAGCCGGGCATCAGTGCGATGGGCGGCGGTATCGAGGGCGCAGAGCGAAATGAGCGGGAAACCGCCTTATGGTTCGCTTCTCGCGCTTCTCCCGATCAGCTCATCAACGCGGCCAAGGAAGAGGCGGATTCCCGTGGTCGGGAGATGGTTCTTAACGACGGCTTCGTGCAGGGCGTCGTTGACCTGTACCGGAATGGGATCGTCGGCAGCCAGTATCGGTTGAACGCTCAGCCGAACTATCAAATTCTGTCCCGAATAGACCCTGGATACGATGAAGTTTGGGCGGCAGAATTTCAAGAATACGTCGAAGAGACGTTCAACCTGATCGGTGATAGCGAACAATGCTGGTTCGATGCTGCCCGACGATTGACCTTTACCGGAATAATCCGGATGGCGATTACCGGATGGGGATATACCGGGGAAGACCTTGCGACTGCTGAATGGATTCGGGAAGCCGATCGCCCGTTCTATACTGCCATCCAGCATGTGTCGCCCGCTCGCCTGAGCAATCCGAACAACACGATTGACGATGCTAATCTTCGACGTGGCGTCAAGATCGACGATCGCGGCAAGCCACTCGGATATTACATTCGAGTGGCAGAACAAGGCGTTCTCTTCAATCCTGTTCTCTTCAACCTCAATTCATTTACTTGGGTTTTCGTACCTGCGGCGAAGAACCTGATACCGGGAGCCCCGCCAATGTGGAACCGACAGATGGTATTGCATACCATCGATCCGGTTCTACCCGGTCAAACTCGTGCTGTGTCCGAGATCGTTGCAGTCCTCAAGACTATGAGGATGACAAAACGATTCCGCGATATCACGCTTCAGAATGCCGTCATCAATGCGAGTTATGCCGCTACGGTCGAGTCCGAACTCCCGAGTGACGTTATCGCTGCGATGCTTGGCGGCGGTCAAGCCACAGATAGCGCATCAGCCGCCATTCTCGGCTTTTATCACGATTATCTAGGCGCACTTCGCGACTTCTTGAAGGAGGCAAACGGCGTTGCGATCGACGGCGCGAAAATCCCTCATCTTTTTCCCGGCACAAAATTTAATGCACGCAACCTTGGAACGCCGGGCGGCATCGGAACGGAGTTTGAAGTAAGTTTGCAACGTCATATCGCGGCCGGGCTCGGCGTGAGCTATGAGGAGTTTTCCAACGACTTCTCGCGGACCAACTATTCGTCCGGACAGCTCGCGACAGAGAAGACGCGAAAGCATATGATGGCGAAGAAGAAATTCATCGCCGATCGTAGGGCAAACTGGATTTACGCCTTGTGGTTGGAAGAAGACTTGGCGGATGGGAATCCTCCTCTGCCTGCCGGGCAGACAAACTCAGTTTTCTATGAGCCTTATGGGAAAGAAGCTCTTACGGCTTGCGATTGGATTGGTAGCGGTCGCGGTCAAATCGACGAGCTGAAAGAGACGCAAGCTGCGATGCTTCGCATCAAGGCGAATCTTTCGACGTGGGAGATTGAGCTGTCTCGAATGGGATTCGATTGGCGGAAGATATTCCGACAGAACAGGCGTGAAGCCGATTTTATGGGGCAGTTGGGTATCACTCCGAACTTGAACGCTCAACAGAATAACCAAGGAATAGATACCCAAGGGACCCTGACGGGAAGTGGTGGGAGTAATTCGAATGCTTAGCATGGGCCATTTCGCACGGGATATCTTGGATCGGCTGCATCATAGCGCCTCCTATTTTCCCGAAGAGTTCGCCGATCGTCTTATCGCAGATATTCAGGAAATCGCGAAGATTGATTGGACGCATTCGAAAGACTTATTCATTCAGCGGAAGACCGAGCTGCTGTTGACCTACGGGCTTCAACCGACTCCGACCGGATTGGAAAAACCTTTTGCATTTGCAGATGGAATGGCGATCATTCCTGTTCATGGAATGCTCCTCAATCGGTTCAGCGGCAGTTATGGTTTCGCGACCGGGTACAATTTCATTCGATCGCAACGCATGGCCGCAGAGGCCGATCCGGACGTGAAGGCGATTGTCTACGACTACAATACCTACGGCGGAACGGCGGCAGGCTGTCCTGAACTTTCGTTGGAAATGTTCAATAGCCGGGCAGTCAAACCAAGTTTGGGAATCATCGATGCCTCCTGTTATTCGGCAGGATATTTCCTCGGAAGCGCGAACGATCGTCTTGTCGCTACACCGTCTTCGGGAATCGGAAGTATCGGTTGCGTTTCGATGCACGTCGATATGAGCGCAATGCTCGAAAAGGAAGGAGTGAAGATCACATTTTTCAAGTCAGGCAAGGAGAAGACGGACGGGAATCCATTTGAACCCTTGTCAAGCACAGCGAAAAAGACTATACAGCAAAGCGTTGACTATCACGCATCGATGTTTTTCGATGCCGTCTTACGAAATCGGGGAATCGATGAAGGCGATATCCGGGCAATGGAAGCCCGTTGTTTCGATCCTCCTGATGCCCTGGAAAACGGGCTGATCGATGCTGTTCAAACTCCGGCCGATGCGATTTCCAATCTCTCTGTTTCCGGAGAGAATGGCCCGACGTTTGGTGTTCGAATGGCGAACTCCGTAAAGTTTGCAGTAGGAGCTTCGCGCTCCCTCCCGATCAACACGAGCCAGTCATGGGACGGCCCAGCCGCAGCCGGCCGGATGCTCGACGCCGCAGGGATCGGGGGCAACAGTCCGAAACCGGATCAAGCTAAGACCGGATTTCTTGTTTGGGATTCGGCGAACCCAAACCTACGCGGCAGTTATCATCTCCCGTTTGCCGATATCATCAGCGGTACAAAGACTGCATTACAGAGTGGTTGGAATGCAGCAGCGAGCCGATTGCCGCAGATGAATAATCTCCCTCAATCGGTTCGGGATGACGCAAGAGCTGTCATCGACTCGTATCAAGCCCGTGCCAAGAAAGGCACTTCATCGGAAGGAATTGAGATGACTCCGGAAGAACTCGCAGCCGCCATCCAGAACGGTATCAGCGCAGCATTGCCGATCGCGCTGGCAGCGCATGACACGGCGAAGCGGGAACGCCGCGCCGCTGTCATGGCATTGCCGGAAGCGGAGAAGCGACAGAAGCTCGCCGCTCACTTGGCCGACAACACGGCGATGTCGGCAGAAGACATCAAAGGCGTCCTGGCAAACTCGGCCGAAGAACTGCCGCAGCAGTCCGGAAACGGACGCGGCAGAACCCCATTTCATCAAGCGATGGACCGGACGCCGAACCCCCGTGTCGGAGCCGATAATCCCGGCAACGGCGGGGAGGACGGCGACGGAGGCGATGGCGGCGAATCGGATACCGATGTCGCTGACCGGCTTCTCAGCACTTATGCTGCTGCAACCGGCAACAAAGTCGTGCCGGTTAAGAAGGCAGCGTAACTCTCCTTTCCTCTGATCTAGGAGTCCGGTAATGGCAGCTACGCAAACTTATCCGAATTTTCTCGCGCATGGCGTCAGCAGTGGGGGTGACGTTCCTCCGGTTTTCGAGCTTTATGCCGGTGATTCGGAAGTCAAAACCGATCAGGCGCAAGCAGCAGATGCACAGGCCATCGTGCAGTTCCAAGTCGTAAAGCGCGACGCGGGCGGAAAGATCGTACCTTGGACGGTCACAGATCGGTTCGCCTCCGGAACTATCACTGTCGTCAATCCGGCTGACACCGAGACGGTTTCAGTCAACGCTCACGCCATCACCTTCATCGCGACAGGGACTCCGACAGCAACGCAAGTGCTGATCGATGCGGATGACGACGTGACCGCGGCTTCTCTTGCGGCGGTCATCAATTCCGATCCCGGCCTTTACGCGGTTACGGCGGAAGCAGTCGCCAACGTGGTTACGGTTGTCGCGATCTCGGAAGGCGTTGCAGGCAATACGATTGCCTTGGCGGAAGCTGTCGGGGATGCCGGCTTCCTCGTCAGCGGTGCAACGTTGACCGATGCAGCGGATACTACCGATACCGTTCCGAGCGACATGCCGATCGGGATTGCAGCGCAGGCGGCGGCTGCGGCGACACCGGGAAACTATGTCCCGATTTACGTCGCTGGTTGTTTCAACCACGAGGCTCTCGTGTGGCCCACGGGGTTCGGTTCGTTGAACGATCGGAAGCGGGTTTTCGATCGTACCGAAATCATGGTGAAGCAACTGCTGTAACCAAAAACTTAGTTTGGCACGTAAACCGAGGAGATAAGAATGGCGGTCACTCTCTATAACACCCAAACGCTGATCGCTGTTCAACAGCGGTTTGCGGATTTGCCGGATGGCTTTTGGCGGCGTCTCTATCCGCGAGTCGTGACAAGCGACCGTGAAGAGATCATGTTCGACCGGATCGACACTCCGTATCGGAAGTTGGCACCGTTCGTCGCTCCGAATGTGCAAGGCCGCGTCATGCGAAGCCAGGGTTTCACGACCCGCGTATTCGCACCGGCTTACGTCAAGCCGAAGCATGTCGTTGATCCGTCGAAAGCCGTCAGGCGGACTTTCGGCGAGGCAATCGGCGGCAGCCTGTCGCAGCAGCAGCGGTTCGATCTTGCCGTTGCCAACGGCCTTCGGGAAGAGCGGGAATCCATCGAACGGCGATGGGATTGGATGGCCGCGATGGCGACGATCTACGGTGAGATCACCATCTCAGGCCAGGACTATCCGACTCAGACCATCGACTTCAACCGTGACGCCTCGCTGACGGAAGTTTTGTCCGGCGGCGCTCGTTGGGATCAGACTGGTTCCGATCCGCTCGGCGATCTTCAGGCGAAAGTGACGGCTGCGTTTACGTTGGGCTTCGCTCCGATCACCGATCTCGTGTTCGGGATCGACGCTTGGGGCGCATTCATCTCAGGTCATGACGATGTGATTGATCTTCTCGACGTAACCCGGCGAGGCAGCACGTCGGATTTTAGCCGTACTGGACTCAATCAGGTCGGCAGCAACTATCAGTTCATGGGTCAGATCGCATCGACCCAAGGCGGTACATTCAACCTGTACCGTTATCAGAACTGGTTTACCGACGTGGACGAAGAGACGGGAGCAATTTCGACCGGGTATTTTCTCGATTCTCGGGACGTTTGCGGGTACGGGCCGGCGCTCGACGCCATCGCCTGTTTCGGCGCGATTCAGGATGCCGACGCGAACTTCCAGACCGAGGCAACGATCTACCCGAAAATGTGGAAGGAGGAAGACCCGAGCGTGGTCTACACCATGTCGCAATCGGCTCCCCTGTTCGTCCCCACGAATCCGAACAATAGCTTCCGTCTTCGGGTTCTGACGTAAGAGAGGGCCGTCCTATAGGACACTGATAAGCGGAAGTAAGTAGCTTCCCGCCCTCACTTTTGAAAAACGAAGGAGAGAGTTCATGGCTGTAGAATTTGTCGCCCGCCACAACATTACCAGTGGCGGGAAGGGGAAGCGGAAGACGATTCTGGCCGGGCAACGTTTCAATCCGGCCGATTATCCGGATATCGGTCGAGAGGAATGGGAAGCGATGGCAAAGAACGGAACCATCCTTCCGCCGAACGAGCCGAATTACGCTTCTCAGGCCGCGATGGTCCCGGTCGAAGAGGAAGAGAAGCCGGCTGCCCGATCGAAACCGGCCCGAAAGCCGGTAGAAGATGACGACGACGATGAAGTGTGATGCCTGACTGGCTTACGGTAAGGGCTCAAGCGCGGCGTGACATTCACGCCGCGTTTGCCTATGCTGCGACCTACGAAGACGGAGTTACTGTGACGCCGGTTCCGATTACGGTTCGCTGGCACGATAAGGTCGAACGGGTAGGCAACATCAATAGTGGCGATTACGCCGAAATTCTTTCTACCATTCAAAACTTACTTTTCAACTCTGAAGAGCTGGCGACAGCCGGCGTCACGTTGAAGCACGGTGGTTTAATCAAATTGACAGATTTCGGGAATTACGAATTGGAGCTTGACGTGCAGGAGCCGCCCGATGGTCCGATCAAGATCACATGGACTGTAGTTCGGCCGTGACTGTCTTTATCGAGGCTTCCGGAATCAAAGAGTACGCTCGCTATCTTGAGCAGTTTCCGGACATCGTTCCGAGGGCGGCAAGTATGTCGCTCAATCAGACAGCAGAACGCAAGGGCTTGAAGCTGGCTCGCGAGAGGATGGTCGAACAGGTCGCATTTCCGAGCGGCTATTTATATCCTCCTCGCTTCGCCGTAACCGGCCGAGCTTCGCCCGCAAACTTACTTGCGGTGATCCGAGGGCAATTCACTCCGACACCGCTTGCTCGTTTCTCCGGTTCTCAACGAACCCGATTCCAGACCGCACGGAAGCATAATCGTCGGGTTAACCGGCCGACGATTCGGGTTCAAGTTAAGCCCGGTCGATTTGTTGAGCTTCCGCGCGCCTTCCTGCTTACTCTCCGTAACGGCAATATAGGGCTCGCCATACGCCTGAAGCCGGGAGAGGTACTTCAGCACACCATCGGGGCTAAGGTCATCACAAGCGGCCCGCTGGCCGGCGTAGCCCTACTCTACGGCCCGAGTGTAGATCAGGTGTTCAGATCGGTTGCGGCTGAGATCACTCCCGATCTTCTGCTTGAACTTGAGAGCGAGTTTCTTCGTCAGTTTATCAGGCTTTCCAATGGCTGATTCGATACAGCTCACGGTCCTGAAAGCGATCACGTCTCATTTGCAGGGAATCACGCCCATCAACGGGTATGATTTCGATCTATCTGAAGCCGTATTCCGTGGGCGTTTGCTGTACGGCGAGGAAGCTCCGGATACGATGGTGTCGATAGTCGAACATCTTCAGGGCGACATAACCACAGATACGGCCGGCGAGGAGAATGTCGAGCGGATCGAAACGTGGATTTTGTTGGTTCAAGGAATCGCGAAGAATGATCCGCTGAATCCTACCGACGATCTCTACAATCTGAAAGCTGCGGTCGAGCATCGGCTTGCGAGGGCGATGGTTCGAAATAATTACGGCGATCCGACGTACCCGGATGAGTATTATTTCGGACTGTCGAGCATGAAAACTATCACAGGACTGACTATCGGACCCGGTATCGTAAGTCCTCCGCGTCAGGGGATTAGCGAGAAGGCTTTCTTTTATTTGCCGCTAGGTGTAGGGTTAGCGATTGACATCTCTAGCCCGTTTGCGCCGTAACCGAGGAGAGCTTCAAAATGGCAAACAATTACGTCGTTGGTCGAGGCAAGTTGTACTTCGATCAATTCGTGACCGGCACGCAGACGCCGACAGGGGAACGTTACCTCGGCAACACGCCGGCTCTCACGATGTCGAGCACCTATCAGAATCTCGACCATTATTCCTCGGACGAAGGGCTGCGGATTCTCGACGACACGGTTCAATTGCAGTTGGACCGCGCCGGCTCCTTCCAATGCGACAACATCAGCATGGACAATGTTGCGCTGATGTTCGGCGCAACGGCGGAAGCGGATGCACAAGGCGCATCGACCGGGCTTTCCGAGACGTTCACGGTCAAGCCAAACCGAATCTATCAGCTCGGTTCCGACGACACCAATCCGCAAGGCGTCGTCAATGTCGCCAACGTGGTTATTACGAACAATACCGGAATTCGGGCTTTCGGTTCCATCGATGTCGGCGGGCAGCCGGCCAACACCGAGACAGTGACGGTCAACGGGCAGGCAATCGAATTCGTTACTGGAACGCCGACCGGGCATCAGGTTCAAATCGGCCCGACCGTCGTTGCGACGGCGCAAGGGCTGAAAGCAGAAATCAACGCTTATCCGGCGCTCTACGACGTGACGGCTTCCGGAGACGGCAATGTGATCGATGTCATCGCCATCGCCAGCGGCACCGGAGGCAACGCGATTGCCTTGGCGGAAGCTGTTACCGATGCCGGCTTTACCATCAGTGGAGCATTTCTTACCGGAGGTTCGGCTGGTGGAGTTATCACAGCCACCGGCAACTACACGGTCGATACGGCTCGTGGTCGCGTGACGTTGTTCGAAACGCCGGCCGACATCGCGGATGGCGATAGTCTGGAAATCGCTTACGATGTTCAGGTCGGCTCGCGAACCATCGTGATCGATCAGGAGAACCAAGTCGAAGGCCGGCTGCGGTTCATCGCCGACAATCCGAAGGGCGCGAATACCGACTACTTCTGGCCGCGTGTCCGTTTGCAGCCTTCCGGTGAGTTCGCGCTGAAGGGCGAGACGTGGCAGACCATCACCTTCAACATGCAGGTCCTACAGCCCGACAATGCGCTGTGGAAGCGGGTTTACGTCACTCGGGCGGCGTAAAGAACCTTCTTCGTTTCACGGCGGTCTCTAAAAGTAAGTTTAGGGACCGCCGTTTGCCAGCTATAGGAGGCTGAAAATGGCTGCATCTTTGTTTCGTTTCCCTGGAACTACAATAGCGGCTGATGTCGATCAATCGGTTGCTGTTCGGGCTCCGAATGGGAAGTTCTATCGGGTCACGGTTCAGGATATCGTCAATCTTGCGATTACGGGCGGGGTTTCGATCCCATCAATCACCGATGACGGAACGAATGTCACGGTCGATGCGAACCTGATCGTCACCGGGACTGTCACGGCGAGCGGCCTGCCGACTGCCGATCCTGCGGTAGCCGGCGAGCTATGGTCGAACGCGGGGGTGGTGACTGTCTCGGCCGGATAGTCTTTCGGGCTGATGGAACGGCCCAACAACACGGAGGACCTGTTGGATGCCTATCAGTGAGTTTACACCGGTTGTTGAAGTTGTTCCTTTCCCCGGAGGTACTTTTGCGGTTCGTGCCATCTCGCTTCCAGATGTTGCGATACTGATTGACGCTCATGAGATGGCGATCACTTCGATTTTTGAGAAGGTTCAGAACCGAAAACAAATCATTGACGATCATGGAGAAGACGAAGCAGTTCTTCAGCGTATCGTCGCTGATATGTTGACCGAACTGATCCGAGAGAGCCCGATTCTGATCGCCAATCTGATCGCAGTATGTGCCGATGAACCGGATCAGATGGAGCGGGCAAGCCGATTGCCGGTGACAGTTCAGTTCGAAGCGTTAACGAAAATCGCCAAACTTACTTTTACGGATTTAGCATCCGTAAAAAAGTTAGCCGCCGACGTGACAGCGATGATTCGTGGGATACTTCCGACCGCGAACACACGGACGGCGAAGAGGAAGTAAGTTGGGCGGTCGAAGCATACCGGGGGCTTCGAAGGGATGCCAGTCTCTTGCTCGCGAACGGCTTTCCCTGGCAAGCGGTACAGCGGATGCCGCTCGCTATGTTATGGACGGAAGCCGGGTTCATCAGGGAGCGTAACAACGCAGCTCTCACGGCTCAAGCGATCCTGACTCATGCTGCCATCGTGGATGCAATAGGCGGTGGAGGGCATTTGAAGCGGGTGATAGAGGATTTGAGCGATGGCTGACCGAACCGCTCTTGAACGTTTCGAGGAAATGTTTATCCCTGAACCCAACAGCGGTTGTTGGCTTTGGATAGGTTCGGCTCCGGATAATCGATATGGAAATTTCTCTATAGAAGGTAGAAATCAAGGGGCTCACAGAGTCTCTTGGAGTTTATATAAGAACGAACCGATAGGAGAACTTAACGTTCTTCATCGGTGCGATATTTCTCTATGCGTTAATCCGGATCATCTTTTTCTAGGTACGTTTCTCGATAATACGCAGGACATGATTTCGAAAGGAAGAAAGTTTCCGGTTTGCGGAGAGAATAATCCTCAAGCAAAATTAACAGAATCAAAAATCAATCAAATACGAATTTTGTCACGGTCGGGCGTGCGCCAAACTATACTTGCAAACTTTTACGGCGTAGATCAATCGACTATCAGTAATATCATAAATCGTAAAAGATGGAGAATCTGATGGCAGATTCTACGAGGGACATCGAACTACGACTCCGGGCTCGCGACCTTTCGACCGCTGAACTGAAGTCTGTCGTTCAATCGGTCAACGATCTTTCTTCAGCTCTCGATAAGCAGCTTCAAGCAGCGAGTCGGCTCGAAGTCAAAGAGAAAGAACTTCGGGCAACTCTTCAGCAGCTAGACCAAGCCGCTAAGAACGTCGCCGGGCTCGACGCGACGATACAGCGGTTCAAGGTCTTGTCTGAACAGGTTCAACGGAATCAGGAAGAGCTTCAGAAAGCGCAATCGGCTCTTGCGGCTCATCAGGCCGCGATGGCAGCGAATACAGCCACGGGGCGGTCGGCTGAAGCCGCGCTCTCAGGTTTTGAGAAAGCCGTTCTACGGGCGCAGCAGCGGTTAGAGACAAATATCGCTACGCTTCAACGCTATGACGTGTCGTTGAAGCAGGCCGGCGTCGATACCGCAAACTTAGTTTCGGCAGAACAGCAGCTCATTGCCACGGCGACGCAGATCGGCGATGCCCGAACGCAGCTTTCGACTACTATTCAGAACTATGCAAGGATCGAACGCGAAGCAAAGGAAGCCGCTCTAGCGACAGCCAAGGCTCAACGGGAAGCGGCTGAAGCTGCAAAGACGCAGGCTGCCGCTGTTGCGGCTACTCAACAGAGGCGAAAGGAGGAAGCAACACAGCTCCGTTCCATGCTATCTGACAGGATGGCAGCGAATAGACAGCAGACAGCCGATCTTCAGAAGTTCAATGAAGATACGAAGCGGCTGACGAAACAACGGCACGATGACGAGACGAGGCAAGCTCGGCAGACTGTTGACGATATCCGGAGAGCTAATCGAGAAGGAGCTGTATCGACCGGCAATGTTGTTCCTCTTCCTGTACCATCAAGAACAGGTGGTCTTGGTATTCTCAGCACTGGACCTTCTCGCGGGGCCGGGGCTCCGATAGGCTTTCTTGGTCTTCGTCCTTATGAGCTGACGAATCTTGGGTATCAAATCAACGACGTGGTTTCCGGTTTACTTCAAGGTCAGCATGTAACCCAAATTCTTGCTCAGCAGGGTGGGCAATTCTTTCAAATTTTCGGTCGGGCAGCTCTTCGTTGGCTTCCTGCTGTTGCTGTAGCTTTGGGTGCAGTAACGTTAGCGGTTGAAGTCCTGAATAACAATCTTCGGCAGTCTGCATCGATTCGTGAATTCAACGCAGCTCTCGATACGAACAAGTATTCTGCTGAACAGAACTCTCAGGCTTTAACCGATCTCAGAAAGACGCTCCGTGATCTAGGAGTCGGTTGGGACGAAGCCGGTAAGGCGATCAAGATCGCGATTGATGCGAACATTCGTTCAGACAAGATTAAGGAAGTTACTTTAGCCGCTGAGGCAATGGCGAAGGTCACGGGACGAACCGTGCCTGAAGCCATGAAAGATTTGACCGAAGGCATTGGTGGCGGAACGGATGCGTTCGACAAGCTAATTGAGAAATATCCAGCTATCACGGCTGAACAGGCGAAATACATTCGTTCTCTGTTTCAATCAGGTCAAGAGGGAAAAGCTCAAACCGAAATCGTTCGTATTCTCGGTGAGGAATACGATAAGGCGAGAAAGGATAAGCTAAGTCCGTTTCAAGAATCTGTTGAAGGTTTAAGGAAATCGTGGAATCGTTTTATCGACAATCTGTCTGATTCGGAAGCTTTGACCGCGATTATCGACCTGATGACGCGACTAGTTACCGTCGCCGATAAGGTTATCGATCGGCTTAGTAAGATAAAAATTACGGATGAATCGCTTCGGGCTGGCGGTTTTGCTACTGAAGAAGATATCCGTACCAATCCTATTGGGCGTTTCTTTAATAGATTGATTGGGACTGAAGGACCCGCAAGCACTCAAGGAGGACCGGGGCGATTCAGTACGCAAGGACTTCCTATCAATTCGGAAGAACTGAAGAAGCTTGCGGACATCATTTCTCAGTCTACTCGCGCTTTGCCTCCCGGCTATTCAGTTCAAGCTATTAGCACGGATCGGCCGGGAGCTACCGTAGCCGGGACCGGACAACCATCAGAGCATGGCTTCAAGAGAGCCATGGATGTTCGTATCGTAGACGAGAACGGTAATGCTGTCCCTGGCTCAATGGGTAAAGGAGGGCCATTATACGACGTTCTTGATAAAGCCGTGGCTGCTATTGCCGCAGCTCGCGGGGAAACAGTTGCTATAGGCTATACCTTCAGTAAACCGGATGCCGGGCATTTCAGTCTCGGAGGACCGGAGGCAGCTAAAACAGCCGGTCGAATTCCGGTAGATCAATCGATAATTTCCGGGGCTACAGCTACCCAAGTCGATAACAC